CAAGCAAAATATTGCTAAAGCGCGTAGCAAGAATATTGTTAACAGTATCTTTACCAAGATAATGATCGATACGATAAACTTGCTTTTCGCGTAAATATCTCCCAACCACAGACTGTAGATGATCAGCAGATTTATAATCGTGCCCAAAGGGTTTCTCCACAACCAGACGGGATCTTTCTGGGTCGTCAAGGAGTCCTGCTTCTTTGAGATTGATGATAGCATCTTCATATCTTTCTGGAGGTACTGATAGGAAATATGTATTATCTTCTAAGTAATCTGGTAAGTGAGTAAACGTTTCTGGATTAGTCAGATCCGTTGAAACATAATCCAGATGGTGGAAAAACTTTTCTGGGTAATCACCAAGTGATTGTTTCCACTGCTCTACTGTAGGTTCTCGTCGAGCAGTCCCTGTTATAACAAAATTCTCTGGAAGAAGACCTTTCTTCCAGAGATTATAAAGTGCAGGGATAATTTTCTTTTTACACAAATCACCAGTGGCACCAAAAATAACAAGACCCTTAGTGCGCTGTTCCATTTCCGTCATAATCATCCGATTCGTAGTAGACATTTTCACCTTTTCGTACCCCGAAATATATTGTGGATAATACAAAGGGTACCGCGATCCATTTAAGAAAATCACCGAGGTGCATGGTCTTTCATGCCAGTGTGTTGACCATCATTAGGAAGTTTACCATACTCTAGATATTCAATGGCTTGCTTTGATCCCTCCAATCGAGTCAGTTGTTTGTCCAACTCCAACCACCTCTCATAGGCAACATCAAGTTTGCCTTGCTCTTCTGAGAGTTGTTTGATTCTTTTTTCAAACCTCTCTAGTAGTTGTTGGTTGTTTTCAGTTTGTTTCATCGTACGTTGTGTCCTCCAAACATGTAACGCATCCCGTTAAGGATTTTATATGCAAATTTGCCTAGTCCTCTGGAAGAGAATCTCTCATAAAGAGCAGCAGATAATACAGGAGCGGGTACGCCAAGGTCCACAGCGGTATGAACAGTCCAACGACCTTCGCCACTGTCACTGACACCCCCGTCAAACTTATCAAGTTGAGGGTCGCTTCGTAGTACAGACGCAGTAAGATCAAGTAACCAACTCCCAACCACGCTACCGCGACGCCACAACTCAGCAACCTCAGGTACATCAATGTCGTAACAATAATCTTCGGGGCATTCCATGGGAGCCACTTCGGCGTCACCCTCAGCCACATAAGCTCTTCCTGCATTTGCCTCTTTAAGGATATTAAAACCCTCTGCATAGGCTTGCATGATACCATATTCTACACCATTATGTACCATTTTGACAAAGTGTCCTGCGCCAGGACCACCACAATGCAACCATCCACGCTCTGCAGGACTTATGTAATCGCCAGTCTCTGTACGAGGTGCTGACTCAATGCCTGGTGCGAGTGCATTAAAGATTGAAGAGCAGGCGGATACTGCAGTATCTCCGCCACCAACCATAAGACAGTATCCACGGTCCAAACCGTAAACACCACCAGAAGTGCCACAGTCAATATACGCGATGCCCAATTTTGCAAGACGCTCGGCTCTTTTCCGACTGTCCTTAAAATTGCTATTGCCATGATCAATAATAATATCTCCTTCACTACAAAATTGTAGTAACTCATTGATAGTATCCTCTACGTTTTCTGCAGGTACAACCATCATAAAGACTGCAGGTGAATACATTGTTTCACCTGACTTCTCTCCATAGATGGATGGCTGCCTGTGCACAACTTCTACAAGTTGTTTGAGTGTGTAAGCAATGCCAGAGACATGACCATTTTCATATGCCTCTTCGGCTTTCTTGAGATTCCTACGGAATCCCCACACCTCATGACCATTTTTCATCAGACGACGGGACATGCCCTCGCCCATACGACCGAGACCAATAATTCCTACTTTCATACTTTGTAAATTCTATGTGAGCATTGCTATAGCATCAGACAGCTCTTTTGCGTGCTGCTGTTCGTCTTTCATTATAGCAAGTATTTTCTCATCTTCATGGGTTGTCAGGTATTTCTCATATGTGTGAGCAGCATGTATCTCAACTTGCTCACTCAGATGATAAGCAGACTTAGGAGCAATAAAATAATACCCCACGTTACACCAATAGTAGATAAGAACCAAATGATAAGCGAGGAAGCGATCAATCCAACGATCAGCGCCTCCACGTCTTTCCATTTCTTGTAAGTGTTCTGTTTCATTGACTGTTTGATAAAAGTGCTCTTTCATTAAATGAAAGTGTGCTTCAGTCCTTAATCCTAGAGACTCCTTGTAATGGAGGACACTCAAGAAAGCAAAATAGGGTGCACGAGCAATAACCTCTAACACCCAAAAACGTTGTATATCTCGATTACGATAGAGGAAATCCAATATCGCAACCGTTATGTTTAGGACAGTAACGTTAATCTGTCTCATGAAACGTGAATCACCCCCGTCATGCCAGCGCCTTGGTGGGGTGCACAGAAGAATTCATAATCTCCTGCTTCGTTAAAAGTAATATCTTGAGATTCACCTGGTGAAAACATCAAAGATTCTCTGCTGAGATCTTCTCTTCCTTCAACGATGATATTGTGAGGCGGCAACATACCATTAACAAAATGGACAGTATCTCCAACTGAAATACTAATGTCGCTAGGATCAAAAATCAGATTACCATTCGATCCCATTGTAACATCAACTGCCCATGCTGGTAGGGCAATAAAAAATGAGGCAAGAAATGCAACTAAAAACTTCATTAAGTCTCGTTATGCAACTACCTTATGTATGTGTAATTTTGCCTAGTCGTTACAATTCAGTCAGGATCTACTGACGTATTAAAGTCAGTGAGAGCCTTCTTTCTTCCCTCAATCATACCATCAATATACCCAGCACGATACTCCCAAGTTTGTCCACCATCCTGCCCTTTCATAGGATTGATACACTGGTGATTACCATACTTATTACAAACTAGACCTGCCAGATCTAACTCTGAAGATTCGCTCTGTGCTCCAGTGCCGCGCCATACATGTTTACCATTGATCCATGTGGCACCACACTTCTCACACTCCTTTCTTTCAAGGGAGAAGTCCGAAAATTCCATAATAACCTACCTCAACAATTCCAAGCTCTAAGTGATTTGTTAATTCTGCTATCGGGATCATTCGCAGTTTTTTTAGAAGTGAGTTTCTTTTTCATGCCGCTCATTCGCGCACAAAAACTCGCTCTACGAGGGTTCCCAACTTTCTTTGAAGGTCTCTTAAGATCGCTTCCTGGATTTTCTCTTTCGTAGCTCTTGCGTCCTTTTTCATTCAATCCACCTTCATCATTTTTGCCTGACTTTTTCTGCCAGTCCTCTTTTTGATAGTCTTTATCCTGCATGAAATTTACAGGAGACTTACCCTTTTCATCTTTGCGCTTCTTAGCACCCTTCATTACTTCTCTCATCTTCAACGCATTAGAAACCGCCCTACGTCTTGAAGGTCTACCCAATGGGGGATTAGTCTTGTCAATCGCTCTCGCGACTGATAGACCTACACCTTCATCGACAGTTTCTTTGTTGAATTCAGAGAAAGATTTCATTTTTTGTTTTTAGGGTTAGATGCACAATTCATCTCGTGCTTTTCGATCCAAGTTTTAGGACGCCAGTGTCCACGAGGTGCAGTGAGTCCACAATGTGCACACACCCAAACACCTTCAGGCGTTTGACTAGCCATAATGATATGCTCCTTTGTTAGTTTTCTTAGGGAGTTTTCCACTTCTGACCTTAGTGCCTGAAGTCTCTCCGTAACTGTCGGGATGTTTACCCGCTTTAGTTTTTCCAATAGAATCGGATTTAGCTTTACTACCTTTCTCAGTATAGTGCAATTTGGCAGATTTGTCCTTATCTTTAGTGATTACTGACTCTTGCCCATGCTTTCTACCGAGGCGACGCATGACTTTGCCAAAGCGCCGTTTAGACATCTTATCAGGTTTTGAGGTCTGATAGGAAACTTCTCGGCCAGTTTCTCCACTGTCATACTTATATTCGCCCACACCTTTCTTGTGACCGATGCCATGCTTCTTGAGATCTTTCTCAAGTCCTTTACGCTTCTCGCGATTTTTCTTCTCGTCTGATCCTCTATCAGCACTGATGTGTCCAGTAACCTGAGTCTTGGACTTATGCATCATGCGACCTGTGCGGTTGCCTTCTGCAATAAACTCTTTGTAAGTAATAGTGCCTTCTTTCTTTAGACCGAGCTTACGCTTGATCTTGTCACGCAAACCTTCTTTCTTAGGAGGAGTGTAACCCTTCTGACGCTTAGCATAGTCCATGTAGGACTCACCCTTACGCAGTTTCTTAGGATCTTCCTTCTTAGCAGCAGGTTTAGATGCAGCAGCACGATCCTCACGAGCACGCTGGTTAGCGCCAGGACCACCCAATTTACGATCCTGATCAGGATCGGGATGCCAGAAGTCACCACGCTCATTGATGGTTTCTTCCTTCACGGCACGAGCAGCCTTATACATGGACTGTGCTTCACCATGTCTACCTTCTTTTGTAGACTTCTTACTCATGTCCATGAGTTGTTTCTTACTATACTTGTGACCCTTAAGGACAGAATCCATATCCTTCTCGGACATTCCTTTTTCCATCAAGGTATCTTCTTTCAGTTTTGCACGCTTTGCTTTTGCTTTAGCGAGAAGACGCTCCTTTGCAGCATTCTGCTTTTCCTTAGGAATGTTAAACATATTACGATCAGTCTTCAACTTCTCGTCGGGTTTATCATAACCTTCAACGTTAAGAGTCTTGGGGTAATCCTTGTCACCTTTCTTAGCAGGTGCTTCACCACGCTTACGCTTGGCATGAATGTTATCCCAGAGACCTTTCTTCTTCTCTTCGATATGCTCTACGCTCTCTTTCTCATATACTGGTTTTTCACCTTTCACCTTTTTATCTCCACGGCGTGAGCGATGAAGTGCTCTCCTTAAAACAGCATGTCCATGCTGATTGTGAGAGGTGCCAAACTTACGCAAGTTTCTTGCATCTTCTTTACCTTCATCATCTAATTTTTTATAGGTGTCAACCTTTGCTTCAACCATCTCACCTTCATGCTCAACATGCTCACCGTGAGATCCTTCTTCCAAAACTTCTAGTGTTGATACATCCACACCTTTCTCGATGCCATGCTCAAACATTACGTCATACCACGCGACATTACCATCAGCATCAGGGACAGCATGTTGTCCGTAAACACACTCACCAACACCCCATTGCTCAGAGCAGACCTTCTTAGCACAGTTGTGCATGGTCTTTTTCTTGACGCAATCTTTTTTCTCAGCTACATATTCTTCATTCTTCTTTTTCTTAGAAGTATCCATGATGGCACCCTTGCCATACTTCGCTTCAATGGACTTCTTCACATAGTCAAGGGCAGAGTCTTTACCACTTTCCTTTTTCTTAGGCATAGGTTTGGGTTGTGTCCCACCAGACCTTGCAATACCACGACGACTACCTGCGGATCTATAACCTGAGCCATACTTCTCAAGTTGCTTATCTCTCCAGTGATCATATCCTTCTTCATCCAACGGTTTTTTGTTGGCATGAAACTCATCCACCTTAGTGTATGGTGCATATAGAGGATACTTGTAATCTTCCTTTTTCATTTTTTTCTCAGGCAGACCTTTGTGTTTAGTGGATGCAAAATCCTTGGCGTCTTTCTTTTTTATGCTGGCAGCAACTCTGGAAACCTCAGGCGACGCTTGCCCCAATTCCCCCTTCTGAGCCGCTCTAACCATCCCGAAGAATCTTTGTTGTTTTCTGGAGACGGCGGGCATTCTTTATCCTCCGACGACTTGGACTTGCTCGACAACAACGTCAGCAGATCCAGCGGTGAGTTTGACTGCTCTTTGAATAACTGGAATAGTCCCAGCGGCAGTTTTGGCAGATGATAATGCATAATCCCCCGATGCAGCGCTACTATCGTAGTCTGTTGTGATGGTGGTGTTAGTAACAGCAGTTACCTTCTTCCCGCCGCCAGCAGCAGATACAAAATCAGAAGTAAAAGCAGCATCACCATTTGCAGATGTAGCAATGTAATCTCCGACCACGAAACGATGGGCAGGTGTGCCACCGCCATCAACAGTAACTACCATTGTCGCTGCATCTGTTGCAGCAGAAATAGTGCCACTCTTTGATTTTCCTACAGAAAGAAGAATTGCTTCACCAGCAGCCAACGTGATAGCAGGACCAGCATCAAATTGAATCGAAGATGCAGAGGCTGCATAAGCACGAACGACACCACTCTTTACGACGATATAGCCAGTGCCACTACCGCTAATTGTTTGGGTGTCAAGAACATTTAATACTGACATTGTTAATACTTACTCCTACTATGCTATTTATTCTTTTTGCTGCTTAAGGAATTTAGCAAGGTCTGCAGTGCTACCGACAAACATGGTGTTGTTGGTAGTATTAACTTCTTTGCCTTTTTTGGGATTCTCAATCTCATTGACCTTCTTTTGAAGATCTACAAGTTTGTCAGCAACGTCTCCCACATGTTTGATTAGTTGTCCAGCAACCTCGAATGCTCTTGGTTGCTCAGATTCTTGAGCTAACTCTAGGATCCCATCAACCGCTTCTTGACCTTTTTCAATAAGCGAATAAAGGTGCCCTCTGGTGTATTCATAATCTTTTTTGAGTTGATCCTTCGTCGCAGTTGGTATCTCCACCACGTCGCTCTTCTCAATAGCTTTGTTGGTAGGGACGATATCCGTCTCCACCTGTAATGCATCCTCAATCCCATCGTAGTTATTCATCTTGCCCCGTCACTGGATTCCAATCTTTAGAATCTACATATGTAGATGTAAACTCGTTGAATCCGAAATTGTCATCGGGATCCGCTGTAATAGGATCGGGGGTGACGGTATAACGAACTTCACGAGGTGCGGTCCTAACAGCTTCTGCACTGTAGTCAAGTTGGACCTTCTTGATAACCTCGCCACTGACATCTGTAACAGGACCATACAGATATGTTTTTGCGACAAACTGTAAAGTATAAATCAATGTGCGACGTGTATCATAGTCTCCTTCATACTCATCCTGATAATCAATAGACTGCAAAGTCACAGGATAATCTTTCTTAGCATCCAAATCTGGGACCAGATTCATTGTGATGTTAAAAGAAGGTTGGAAGAATGGTAGGATCTGCTCAAGAATCTGCAGGGCATCATCTTGATTTTTTGATAGAATACCTAATTCAAATCCAATGTTATAAGGAATAGGCATGAAACTCTTCATCTCCTTTCCATCTGCCTTTGTATTTCTGACAATCTGAGTAGGACTTACTTTGCGAGTTGCATCGTAAGAAATACTATTGATTTCAAAATAAAGACGTGGAAGGGTGATCTGCACCTGATCCTTAGTAGACAAGTCTCCAACGCCTCTGAGACGTGCTAGAAACTTCTGTCTGGGACCATATGCAAGAGGCACTTTCATAACCTCAGTTTTAGATCCGCTAGTGCGTCTCAGCTCGATATTATTGAAGAGGGTGCCGAATGCAACAACCGTCTTCTTAATAATCTCGTGATATGAATAAGTGCCTAACATCAGATACTACTTCCTTGATTGCCAAATTCACCGAAGGGATTGCCTTGAGTGAAGTCGATGATGTTATCTGCCTGAGTCTCAATAGTGAAATTAAGGTCAGTATCATCATTAACATTATTTAGCGTGTTGTAAGACGCGGTAGTCCAAGACGCTGAAGACGTGTTACCTGTTAGGGTTTCAGGAATTGTAAACCTACCAGAGCGATTGATAACAATCAACTTACCAGTAGAGGAATCCCAAGACTTCACATCGGCAGTGACGTTTGTGGTACCTCCCGTAACAGTCTCACCAACGGTAAAGTCTCCTGACCCACCCGAAGCGACGGTGACTGTGATTGCATTTGCAAAGTTAACTTCCACTGCATCGACTTCCGCAACGCCCGTGTTGAAGTCTTCATTGCTGTACTCAAACAGCTCACAACGTAAACCCCATACATGAATCTTGCCCAACTGGTAGAAGGGCACTTCGTGTTCCACGAATTGGATTTCAAATGTTTTATTAGCGAGGGGGAAATGAATGAGATCACCTTCATTGGGTCTGCCCTCTACGATTAAGGTGGCGTTATCATCGACTGCCTCGGTAAATCTTTTACGCGAGATGATAAACGTAACTTGGTCAGAGATTCTAATACCAAACTTTGAAAACATGTCTCCGTCACCACGGAAACCTGATGCATCTTCAATGTATGCTTCAATTAAATGTGCACCATTGAAGGCAGATAGACTATCCTCTCCAAAAACAGTATCCTCATTCACAAGTGTGCGAGGGATGTAATACACATCCTTCCCAAACATCTTGATCTGCTCGATGACTAGATCTTCTACAAGATCTTGCTCACCAGTGGTGCCTTGTGTGAAGTAGGAGTTAGTTGCCATATCAGCCAATCATGTCTAGAGGTGGTAATTCCCATTGTGAGCGAAGTTGCTCGTCAAGGATTTTTAATTCCTCAACAGCATCGTTATAAATCATCTCACCGTTAAGTGTAACTCCGCCTGGCATTTGCACATTCTGGAATTTGGTAAGATTTTGACCCCACTGCTTTTTAATTTTAGCAGTAGTATAATCCTTCACCCACATCTGGTCATAAATTTCTGTCCATGTAGTAGGTTGCAGAGCACGATATGCCTTAATAACAATGTAGTTATCAAGCAACGCATCTGCTGCCCAGTCGAAATCAATATACAAACGATCTTGCACAGCATGATAACGGACTGGTTTCAAACCTTCCAATAGGAAATCAATAGTTTCCAAATGCTGTTGGATCATGTAGTAGTGATAAAACTGAGTAGATGTAAAATCATACAAATCATTCAGTCTCATCTGATAACGAATATCAAATATATTTGCCGTCCCTTTATCAGTAAAGGAGAAGAGTCCTTCTACTGCCAAAATATGCTCTGGGATCTCAATATAACCAGTGCCCTCTTTCCAACTATCATTACCTGCAGAAGAGGTATGAGTAGTGTGTGCTTTTGCACGATCAATAACATCCTGAGTAATCTGATGTTTCAGATAAACTCTCTCACATCCATCATAGTGGAATTGTTGGAATTTTTGCAGAGAATAATCGATAGCGTCGTCTATCTGATCATCAGAGACATTCACCTCCAAGACTGGTTTACCCAGTCTACGGAGGCAGTACTCCTTTAATTCTGCTTTAGAAGTAGGTTTAGCCATTGGTTATTAGAGAGCAGCGATTGCAGCCTTGAATGCTGCGAAATCGGCAGCACCCGCAGCGACGGACTTGAGGGTTGTGAGGTCGATAGTCTCAGCTTGCAAAGCGGTGTCTGCTTTAGCACCTTGTGCAGCAGTAGCGAAGTCGCCAGTTGCAGCAGCGGCAGCAGTGCCCAACGTAGGTTTGTTGGTTAGGTCATCATAATCACCAGAGAATAATGTAGGTTTGCCAGTCAGGTCAGCATATGCTCCAGAGAAGAGCGTAGGCAAGTTAGACAGATCATTGTAAGATCCGCTGGTTGCTACAGTTGCCAGATCTCCTGGTTGTGTAGCGGAATCTGCCAGCGTGCCTTGTGCAGCAGTAGCGTAGTTACTAGCAGCAGCGGCGACACGAGCATCAGCGCGAGCATCTGTGTAGTAAAGGTTAGTGCCTTCAGACAGGTCGCTTGTAGACTGGTTGCTAATATCAAGGTTTGCACCAACTTGAAGTGCGATACGAGCATCAGCACGAGCGTTGGTGTAGTAGAGGTTAGTGCCCTCTGCAAGATCACCAGTATCCTGATTAGTCAGATCAAGGTTTGCGCCCGTTGCAGCAGCAACTCTTGCATCAACACGAGCCTGTGTGTAATAAAGATTGGTGCCCTCTGACAGATCTCCAGTATTCTTCTGAGAAAGATCCAAGTTAGACCCAACTTGAAGACCGATACGAGTATCAGCAAGTGCATTTACCTCAGCATCTGTGCGCTCAGTGAATGAGAATTCGCCAGTAGAAGCGTTGTAACCGAGATCGCCACCAACGCTAAATGCACCCCTAGCGCGAGCGTTCGTAAAGAAGACATTTGTCGATCCCTCCGTGACGTTATCAGTATTAATATCTGCTTGAGTGACACTCAACTCACCAGCACCAGACAACTCAATACCCACGCCATATGTGAAGTGGGAGCGAGTGCGTGCAGCAGTAGTAAACAGCGCTGTGCTACCTTCAGTAATATTATCAGTATTCAGATCTGCTTGGACGGCAGACAATGTAAGCATGTTGCCTGCATCATCGTAAGTAGCAGAGATACCAGTGCCAGCGTTGATCAAACCAGCAACACGATCATCAACTCTCTCATCAGTGAAGTAGAGATTAGAGGTGCCTTCTGACAGAGCGTCAGTGTCATGGTTAGCAATACTACCAACCTGTGACTGACCATACAAGATATTACCTGTAATAGTCAAGTTACCTTGGACTTCAAAGTCAGTTGTTGATCTGAAGTTATTAACAGTCAGTCTGTTAGTTGATGGGTTGTAGCTAAGGTTGCTAGAGTCTGTGCGGACTTCAGTGTATCCAGTATTCGTAGAAACGAATGGAATGAAGTAAGTAAGGTTAGAAGAAGCAGTCTCTGTGATGTTAACCAGATTTGCCTTGTCTGCAGTACCTGTCAGGTCACCAGTAATGTTACCAGTAATCTGTCCAGTAACACCCAACGTGCCACCGATGGTAGCGTTAGAAACAGCATCAAAGGTGTTAGTGGTTGTGAGACCAGCGGCAGTAATATTACCAGTTGTAGAAGCAAGAGTAATCTTATCAGTGCCACTACCGTTTTGTAACTTAAGTGTCTTAGATGCACCGCGAAGGACGAAATTGTCCTTAAACAGTGAAGTGCTGTTTTGTGTAATAGCAGCGTTGAAGGTAGACTCACCATCAACATTAAGTGTGCTATCGAAGTCAACTGCCTGAGTAACATTCAGGGTGTCATCAATAACTGTTGCACCTTCAACATCAAGTGTGCCAGCGATGTCTGTATTACCTGTGCTACCTTGGACAGTAAACTTATCAGTGTTAATCAGCAGCGATCCACCAATACCAACAGATGCAGATGTATTGACCGACGAAGCGTTAATTACAGCAGCAGTTGTTGTGCCTGTGATACCGAGTGTGCCACCAATAGAAGCATTACCTGTAGCACCATTAAGTGTAATGGTTGTGCCGTTGTTAGGACCAAGGAAGAGGTCAGATCCAACAAACATATCCTCAGCAACAGTGATACCACCAGCGGTGACCATAATTGCTGCATTAGCAGTCAGACTGTTAGGATTATTAGCCTTGGAGAATTCAACACGACCACGGAATTCTTGGTTACCTTTACTGACCTGATTACCATCAATCTCAAGGTCACCATAGACCTGAAGATTTCCACCAACCCCAAGGTTTTGTGCAACTGTTGCACCACCTGCAACTCTTAGAGCACCATCAGCAGCGAAACTATTACCAAGGTTAGCACCATCAGTGCTATCAGCATAGACAATATTAGCAACATTCAGAGTGCCAGATACATCACCATTACCATTAAGATCAAGGTTATCATTGATGGTTGTCAGACCTTCGATCTGAGTTGTGCCAGCAATGAAGGTGTTACCGTTATCACTGTCAATAGTAAATCTATCAACCAGACTACTTCTAACACGGAATTGCTCATTGGTAGCATCAATCAAGATGCTATCATTAACTGTAAGTTGACCAGTTAAAGTTGACGCACCAGTTACGGAAAGATCATCATCGATAGTAGTTGATCCACCAGCAGAATCCAGAGTCAGATTACCAGTTGAGGTATCAATCTCATTATTGTTTGTAAAACCAATTCTTAGGTTATTCCAGATCGCTGCGTTACCATTAACTTGAGCGTTAAATGTAGATGTAGCATTAACTGTCAGAGTATCGCTAGAAGCGTCACCAAGAGTTGAGTTACCTTCTACCAGAATGAATCCATCAACTTCAAGATTGTCTGTGATATGGACTTGACCACCTTGAGAGTCAAGAATTAGATTTCCTGATGTGGTGGAGATTTCGGTTGCAGCATCAACGCCGATCTTGATGTTATCCGCCGTGATGTCGGTGGAAGTAATCGCTTGGTTGAAGGTGACAGTACCTGTAACGACGTGTGCATCCCCAGCACCATTACCGATAGTCGCGTTGCCATCAACCGTGAGTGTGCCATCAATCTGTGTATTGCCATCAACATTGAGGTTACCGTCTACGTCAGCATTATCTGTGATGTTGACAGTGCCGCCATCAGAATCAAGAATCAGGTTACCAGAAGTAGTGCTGATTTCAGTAGGACCATCAACACCAATCTCAATCTGATCAGCAGTGATGTCAGTAGATGTAATTGCTTGGTTGAATGTTACTGTGCCAGTAACAATGTGGTTATCAGATCCAGCATTACCAATGGTAGAGTTACCATCAACTTGGAAAGTGCCTGCAACATATGTGTTACCGTTGCTGGCAACAACAGTAAATTTATTACCGTTGACTGCAAGGTCATTAGTGACATCTAATGTGCCAGTAATATCTACGTTGCCACCGAAACTACCGTCATCGGTAACAATAAGATCATCACCAACAGTAAGGTCTAGACCAATACCAACACCACCACCAACAATCAGTGCACCTGTAGATGCTGATGTGGAATTAGTTGTATCAAATAGTTTGATTGATCCAGCGTCAATACCAGAGCGTGTGCCAGAGAATGCCTCTGAAGAATTAGTCGCTCCATGATAGAAAGCATAGCGACCAGCAGAGTTATCCCAACCAAAGAAACCAATCTGTGCGCTGCCAGAATAATATCTAAACTCAATACCTCTATCCTTAGCATCTGCCTGAGAAGGAGCAGTATCGCCACCCAGAGTAAAGACGGGATCGTCCAGAGTCTGAGTTGTAGAGTTAATAGTTGTAGTTGTGCCGTTAACAGTCAGGTTACCTTCAATAACGGTATTACCATCAACATCCAAGTCACCGTTAACAGTAACGTTGTCAGTGAATGTGGAGATAGCATTGACTGTCAATACATCAGTTGCATCAACACCAAAGGTTAGAGCGTCACCATTAAATGTGACATCACGGTTAAATGTGACATCACCGTGGACTGTAAGTGATCCATCTGTTGTGCCACCCTGTCCAACACGACCGATTGTAGTAGCACCAGACTCACCAAGGACTTGGAATTCAATAGTGTCTGTATTAGAAACCTTACCAATATAGAAATCGTCACCAACATACAAGTCTTGGACAATACCTACACCACCTGCAACTCTAAGTTGAGCATCAGGATCATCAGCAAAGTCTGCATTGTGTGCTGTGCCACCACCCAGATAGGTGCGATACAGGACATCAACGTTGTTGAGAAGTGAAGGACGTGTGCGTGCTGTGCCAGCGTCTTTGACGACTAAACGGTCGGCCACGTACAGATCGGTGCCGATTCTTACATCCTTATCGATGTTTACACCACCAGCAAAGGTAGCGTTACCTACAGTGCTTAATGTGATATCGTCTGTAGTTTCAGCAATAACGATATTGTTAGTGCGCTCAAAAGTGTTGATGCCGCCAACATTAAGACTACCTTCAATATCTGTGTTACCATTTGTCGATGTTACACGGAAAGTCTGACTACTACCATTGGTAATTGTAAAGAATTTACCAGTGGTATCAAGTGTAATGTCGTTGTGGAATGTAGCATCATCGTCAACATCCAATGTTGCGTTGAAGGTTACATCACTATCGACATTCAGTGTGCTATCAAAGTCAACGCCTTGCTTGACATTAACTGTGCCTTCAATGACAGTGTTACCATTATCGGTATCTACAGTAAACTTAGATACGCCAGCATCTGTCTTAATATCAAATACTTTATTATCTGCTCTTACAATTAGGTTATCTGTAATTTCAGTTTCCAGCTGGACATCCAGTGTGCCTTCAATAACAGTATTACCTGAAGCACTAGCAACAGTAAACTTATCAGTGCTGCCATCTCTGATAGCAAAGTTGGCATCAATATCAAGTGTGCCATCAATCTCAACGTTACCATTCAGGTGAGTTGTGCCACCCACGTTGAGGTTTTCAGAAATACCTGCACCACCAGTTACTACCAATGTGCCAGTTGTAGGTGTCTTCCAAGTAGAAGACGTATTAGTTGTTAGTCTGAGGTTACCAGCAATGAGAGGAGCGTCAGTACCAGAATAAACTTCGCTTGTGTTAGTCGCGTTGTAGAGGAACCTATACCCGCCAGTGCCAGACCATATGTTAGCATCCGCGTAATTTTCGTCCCACCCGAAGAAGCCTTTTCTTGCTTGTGAATCATAATAGTGGAATTCAACACCTCTGTCTTTTCCATCATCGAGCGTTGGTGTTGTGTCTCCGCCCAAGGTAAGAATGACATCATCGATGGTGACTGTAGTTGAGTTAACTGTAGTCGTGGTGCCATCAACAGTCAAGTCTCCACGGATACGGACTGTGCCACTAATGTCATCGTCATCAGCAGGGTCAAGCACCATGATGGAATTGGTGGTTGACAACACATTATCCTGAATGTGGAAGTCTTCTACGTTAACGCGATGATCAACATCGGTAACGTTAATAGTAATATCTTGATCAACAGTCAGATTGAATGTTGCATCACCAGAACCTGCGTTGGTGACATTAACATCCATCGAGCGGTTGTTAGTTTCATTAATCTCTAGAGCAACCTCAAGATTGCCGCTAGTCCTCTTTATGAATTGATCGACTTTTGCAACGTCGAGGGTAAGATTACCAGAAAGGGTAGTGTCAAGATTAATGTCAACAGCGCCAGTAAGAGAAGAACCGCTTGTGGCGCTCCCATTGCCGTTAGCATCATCAGCAGTAATAGCGGGGTAAGAATTACCCTGCGACAGGATGGAAGGTTGGAAGGGATACTCAGAAGTATCGTAGCCAACAACTCTGAAAACAGAATTACCAGTGCGGTTGTTGATGTTAACATGGTTTACTTTAGTGATGCCATGATAGGCATTGTCAGTTGTGCGCTCTTTGTCGAGAATAAACTCTTCAGTTGCTGCTTGGTCGGTAAACATAAGTTTACCAGCAGATTGTAACTGAGTATTTTCGATTGCGTCTGCAGCAATCGTTACATGACCGTTGTCATCTACATCAAAGTCTTCTTGGTCGAAACTCGCAAGACCCTTTTGCTCGACGGAATCAGCACCCAGATCTCTCCATCCACCTTGATCGTCTGCATCACCATTGTTTGTGTTGTGCGTTGGTGCGCCGAGACCTGCTCCGACATCCCGAATAGCAGCTTGATATACTCTACCATTAGGAGCAATAATCTTTGAAAATCTAGGATACGCAACAGCGTTATCGTAAGTGGTGAAAGATGTGCCAGACTTCGCTCCCTCCGTTGCAGTTGCGATAGGACTGGTTTGAGCATAAGTCAAACGACCGTATCTGTCAACTGTGAAGTTTGTAGTATTAACAGTCTGAGAACCTGTGCCTACAGAAACAAGAGGGGTATCTCCAAGTCCTACAGGGTTATATGTGCCAACAACAACTGCTGTATCAGCAAGATCAAGGAAGGGGTTGTTGGTTTGTGCGTTACCATTCTGTACAATAATACGACCACTACCACCAGTGATGGTGCGAGTGACAATACTACCTTCTGCCTGACGAGACATCAGACCGAAAGTGGTCATACTAGCAATCGATGTCAGATCGCTATCAAGAGGTTGCGCGTCAACGATTCCATAATCGTTTAGAGTCGTGGGATTGAATGCGTTAACAATACGACCACGAGAGTCAATAGTTAGTTTTGTATATGTGCCTTGTGCGTCAAGATCATTCTGATCATAGTGTGGCAGAGTTGTAACATAATTCAATTCTGCAGTAATGGTCAAGTTTGAGGATCCATCAAACGTGCCACTACCAGACATGTCACCACCCAGTTGGATCTGTCTGGAGTTTGCCAGTCTTGTTGCAGTCGCAGCATTACCAATCAGCGATGCAGTAATTGCACCCGCCTCAAAGTTACCGTCAGCATCCCTCTTTACCAGAGTGTTGGCGGTATTAGATTCGGTTTCTAGTGGTCGCTCATATTTAAGCGAGTTCCACGGCGTAACGCCATCACCGATTTTGATACGCGACGTATCGATCTCGATACCCAATTCACCTTGGGCAAGGATAGGGTTGACGTTTGCCCATTGCTGAGCACCGTCTCTTCTTAGTTGTATTCTATTTGCCATTGCTTAAAGGATCCTGCAACTGCACACATTGTCTGCTGGTTTATTTATATGTCTATAAGAAAACCCCCTTTACGGGGGCTATATCTTATTCACCCGCTTCCTCAGTTTTGTCCTCGGGTGGACTGTCCAGATATTCAAGAGTTTCAATAGCACCCATGAGTTTCAGTGCTGTTGCTTCATTATCACGAATTTGTTTTTGGAGTTTCTGGTTCTCAGTTACCAAATTCTGATAGCGTGTCTTGAATTGCTCAAGCAATTCAGATTGGTCCATTGTTTCAGGTACGTCAAGTGTCATTTAGATTGATCTCCGTTAGCAATAATGTGTAGTAAACGTTTGATGTCATTCAATTCAGATTTTAACCCTTTTACTTCATCTTGTAAAGTAGAGAAGGATTCATCTTTTTTGGTGCGCTTATCATGCGCTGCCATATATTTATCATACTCACTTTTATTGCAATTCACGATTGCATTGGAGTATGGGTCACGATACCAGCCATCTTTCCCCTCAACGGGGATGAGATCTGGATCATAGGGGTTGGTTTGTGCCATACTTGACAAGTGCCTCAATTATTATTATAATCAACCATGTAAGGGTTGCAAGGGAGCTTTAAGTAGCTAAAGCAGTAGCACGAAGATCAGCAATTAGAGGTACTCTTGCTTGGTTAGTAGATCTCATAACGATCTTCACTTGGAATGCGTTGAAGTTAAGACCTCTTGCTTCATAGGCATAATCCTTATAAAGAATTTCCTCGGAAGGAGTAGAGTCATAATTCGTCGGCAGACCTAACAGAGTCCAACCTGTCTCTTCGCTGGATGTAGCATTACCGATCTTGAATGCACGGTAGTATACGCGGACTTCAGAAGCAGGATGTCTGGTGACTTGGAAGTCAACCTTGAGAGATCTAGCCTCTTGACCCAAGCGGGCGAGACGTGTGATGTATACTGCGTCGTTTTGATCACCATTAGGAAGTGTCGAAACATCTTGATCCCTATCAATATTAGACTGTTGTCCATAAGGATCAGGACCGCCTGGCCATGCATTGATACGGTTGGTGGTTGTAATCAGAGAGCAACGATCCAAGTCAATACATGGAGATAGAGATGCCTTATCAGTAGACAACTCAATAATCATGTTGAATGACTTACCACCATCAAGTTTGTTTTGCTCGTTAATCTTGGAGCAGATCAACTGAGGTGAGTAGAATCTATTTTGCTCATTGAGGACAACATCCTCGTATGTGCCATTGTTAACAAAGGACGCTTGGTCGATGGTGGTAGATCCATCACCGATTGACGTGCCCGTAGTAGTATTTACACGAGCAAGAATATTAGTCTCTGGGAGATTCATGGTGGAGACAGTAGGTGTCAAAGTCTCATACTGGACATTCTGAGAAGCAATAACGCCTGTGCCACCTGCACGAATTCCATTTGTTGCAACACTATCAACGTGCAACATATAAGTATCCAACCATGGGCAAGAAATGCTGGTATGGACCTTATTGATTTCTGTCAGAGGAATACCATCAAGGTTGTAACATTCAACAACTGTGCCAGAGGGATGCTCTTGCTCAGCAGTAGAGTTAGATCCTCTACCAGAAGTTGCAACTGTAATGGTTTGTCCGCTAGTAGAAATAGCAGAGTATTTAATAATTTCTGTGCCGATCTTAATAAAGCCAGGATTCAAGTTACCAATTCCTGTGCCATTAATAATCGTATGGAATGCAGAAGCATCCTGCACCTGAATACTACCAGCACCAACTGACAGAGTAGAAGTCAAAGTAGTAGAAGGGATCTCAGAAACAATTCCAGAAACCTCTACGTTGTTTGTGCGTTGATGCATACAGTGGTTTCTGTGATACACCAAGACTTCCTTATCATCATTTGAATATGTAGGAGCAGCAGTAGGATAAGTGTCATAAGTATCACCAGCATAAGTAACGCTAGTAATAGTTGCAGATGTGCCGCCTGGCTCAGATAGTGTATCTGCCAAGTCGAATGCACCATCAACAAAGTTGACACTCAAAGTTTGTGTGCCTGCATCATAGTTTGTTACTTTAGCGGTAGCGTTGGATGTAGATCCTGTGATAGTATTATTAACTTCAAAGACACCGTTAAAGATAGCGGACAACACAATGGTTGCTGTTGACTGAGAGGATTTAATACCTTGGAATGGATTACCATTTGCATCCAAGAAACCTGACTGCCAAGATCCAACAATATCGGAAATCGTAATCACTTCAGGATCAGATGTTGAGTCAAACTCAACAATGGTGCCTTCTGCGTTAGAAGGTGTCTGAATGATACGAGCACCAATAGTGAAATTATTATTTGTGCCTGTAGGGAGCAACAGTTGTTGCTTTGGTTTGAGAGTTTGAATTGGATTCTCAATCAAGTTATGGACACCACCGTTACCGAGACCCAACTCAGCGTTATTAAATACGGCGTTACCAATACTTGCTGTGAATTCAGCACGATAGATGGTAAACTTCAAATCCTCATACTGGTCAGCAGTCCATGTAGATGCGTTTTGTGACTTAAAGAGCACACCAGCATATGGTTGGTCAGAGATGGTCCTTGTCCCGCTGACTTCAACGTCACCCATTCTGGAGATCCAAACTTTATATTCGTTGGAGTCAGACAGAAGCACGAAGCAATATTCAATCGACTGCTTAATATAAACAGGAGACTGGAATGTAAATCGTGTTGGGATTGCAGCGTTATCAGACAATTCAACCTGAGAAGGATCGATTGTCACGTCAGAGAAAGGAAGAATATCCTTAGTAGGATAACCATTCTCCATAGTCCTGATCTGCATAGAGATAGGAATGTTGCTATCTTTAGTGTTAAAGAAGATATCAACACCTGTCAGGAAGATACCACCTTCTTCATCAACGATGAAGGATTGTGCAAGAGGGTCATACCAACCAACCTGACGTGTCTCAGTCCTAGTTGTAATAACTTGTCTTTCATCAGTAACAGTATCTCTAACGATTTGAGCGTTTCTGATTGCAAGAATATTTTCTCTAACAGTCTGTAAAGTACCTGTTGCTTTATATTCAGTATCTGCAGAAGAATCAACTTCGCCAGGTGATCTACTATTAGTATTAGATGTTGTGAATCTAAATGTCCTTGTGCCAGTTGCCCAACGTGGGTTTGCATCATTCTTAGGAGAAGGAATGAAGAATGTGCCCTGCAGGTTACCGATGTTATCAGAGAGCAGACGGCGATCTTTCACAACAGCGCGAGCACCAGAGGTTTGACCCACCAACACTTCACCTGTTTGTGCATTACCGAAGAAGTTAGGATTGACAGTTTCAGCAAGTGCCTTCAAGTCAATATTAAGTACGGGTGTTTGAGATGCATATGACTCGGGAAGAGTTGCCTCACCAACACCATAAGGGTCAGTCTTATAACCGTCATTTGCAGCGACGACCTGAAGTTGACACTTGGAAGATTCACCAATGACAGTTTCGCCAACAACGAAAGGTGTTTCGTTTGTGCGAGTGTCTTCAGAAGAGTTTTTGATCAGCTCAATAACCTTAGGAGTAATATAGTTGGTAACATCAACACCATCAAAGAATGCATACATTCTGGTGCGAGGCTTCAAACGATCAACGTTGAAACCAATGTTACGAGATCTAATCCAAGGAATTGCTGTTTGAGACAGGATAGTGTCACCAAGAGACTTTCTGTCAATCTTGGGCACAACACGAGTCCTGATACCTTGTCTTGCTTGGTTGTTAACAACACGATATGTGCGTCTTTCGTGCAGGTAGAAAAGACCCTGACGACGCTGACCGTGACCAGCACGACCTAACTGACGACCAATACCATATGTACCTGATCTAGACTGGAAGGAAGAAGATGATTGAAGTGATTCACCAGTCCAGTTGGTTTGCCAAGATCCCCATTGGATAGGAGCAAAACCATTCTGGTCAATCTGAAGGTCTCTAGCAACAGCAGAGAAATCACCCTCGACGTTTTCAACACGAGCAGGAAGACGCTCAATATCAATCCAATCGTCAGATGCTGGAGTTAGGTCAACACGACCAATGAATGTAAACACGTTGAATGGGTTAACATTCTCAGTCCTAGATGCATAAGGTTGCTTAACAATCTCAACATCCTGCCAAGGCAGGAAGATCATATTACTTTCAGTCCTTACAACATTGTTAGATGCTGAAGCATTAAACTCAAGAGGGACATTAGTAGTATAGTGAGCAGGTCTCAACAGACCTTCTTTGAAGTCCATGGAGCACTTATAGTCAACGTTAAGCACGTCGCCAATAGTGTGGTCGGTAAAGTCATCAACCACATAACCATTCTTCAGACGGTCGAAACCATTGTCGTCATAGGACTTAGCGTTGTCTGCTTGGACTTCCAACAGTGACAGAGATGTGTAATACTCAACGTGAGTAAGACGAGTCTCAAGATCACCAATATCTTTCATAGTGTAGCGACGAATGATCTCAGGGAAGATCAGAGTATCTCGCTCCACATCGTAGTTGTATGGTTTGTGCTCAAGCACTGCCAACAACATAGCATTTTCAATACCCTCAGGTGGGAGAAGATCCTCACCAGAGACACCCCTTACAACTTGCAGTTTGTTGTCATGGGTAATAAACAGTTTGTCGATTCTAGGAAGATAGTAGGAATAATCCATTCTAAATTCCGTATCAACCTTCATGATGTCGAAGATTGTCGCACCGCCCGTGCCACCAGAAGTGTTAAATGTGCGTGCAGCAAAGTCAAGAGATGCACAGTTAACAAAGTATGGTGCACCAATAGTGCCGTTACCAGATGCCAATTCACCAACAGCAGGACGGAAGTCCAACTGGTCTCTCAGGAAGTTAATAGATCCATCAAGTTTGTAATTTGGAATCTCTTTGAAAGGAATACCTGTATAAGATTGTGCAGCAAAATAGTCACCTGAAGATTCATGAATGAAGTAGTCAAAGATAACAAGTAGTTTTCTTGTAGGTGCTGTAAATCCTGGAATTCTAGTGATCTTACAAACATCATAGAAATGTGCTTTTTGACCAGGATCCAACTCATACTGAGATGTAATAACTTTACTACCTCTACCGATAGATCCTTCAGCATCATCAATGATTGCTGAGAGAGGTTGACTATCATCATCTACACCATCAATAGTTTCGCCAGGCAAGAATGGAATTTCATTCAATGCGACGATGTGTAGTTTTAGAGTTGCGTTAATAAACTGAATAACACGACCACGAGCACCAGATGTCCTACCAATAACAACACTACCAGAATCAAAGAAGGTTGCTTCTTGCAGTGTCAGGAAAGGTGCTTCTGCATCATTGTCGTCTTCAGATTCATAGATTGCATGAATCTTATAAACGTCATTTAGAGCAAAAGAAATTTCTCTATCTTCAATACGGGTGCCATACAAGTTACCGTAAGCAAGACCGAATTTTTGCTGGTCATTATTATTTTGTGTGCGGACCACTTTCATGGCACGCATCTTCGCAGCAGTCTTAATTTTCTTAGAAACGATATTCTTAGAAACCAGTGCAGTCAATTTAACAGTCTGGACATTTGTCAAACCGTCAATCGTGATGGACTGTCTAGATGCACCGAAGGTAACAGTCAACTGTCCACCATCATTCAGAGCATCAATGTCAAGGTTTTGTCCAACTGAGTATGCAGATCCAGATTCAGACAGGACAGTCAAGACATAGTTTTCACCGTCAAGAGATGCAAACTGCTCAGATTCAGGCAGAGTAACAGTAACACCACCAGACACAACAGTTTTGTTTGTGAATGTGCGATAGACAAAGAATGATTCATCACTGATAGACTTCATTGAAGTCTTAGGAGTATCAATCGTCAGCTCACCATTCTGATAATCTTTTTGGAAAATGTATGGACGAAGACGTGCCAATACAGAATATTCTCCATTGGAAATAGATCCCTTATTCAGAGTAGGATCAACTCTCGCTACTTGAGTAGCATAATCAAACACATTATAGGAAGCACCTGTGTGAGAGTTACCAGATTGTGTCTTAATATATTGTGGATCAACTCTCTCAATACGGAAAGATGTCTCACCTTCTGCACTTGTGCCAGATACAGTTACAACTTCACCTGGTCTAAGATCGTTTTCAAACTTAGTCCTAAAACCAGTCAAAGTAAATGCAGCTTGATCAAGAGTAACAGTAGTTGCTTCGATTTCTCTTTGATCATTTAACAACCAGTTACAACCAAAGATAACTTGGTTACTGTTGTTTCTACCAATACAAGATCTTGTATCAGTAGGCTCAAATGTCCATGCTGCTTCCAGTGTGCCGATAACACGACCATCTCTTTCCATCACCTCACCGTTAACAAATTTACCAGAAACTTGCTCAAGGGAGAAATAGTTACCAGATCCAGCATCAGCAACAAAACCTCTAGCATTAGAAGTCCTGCCGACAATCACATCACCAACCTGCACAGATTGGTTACCTGCTGCCAAGTTAACGGCAGTATACATTTGAATATCAAACATATAAAGGTCATAGATGCCAGTCTGATCTTCTTGGATCTGAATGGTGCGACAACGACCAATCTGTCTACCACTTACACTGGAGCCTGGATTGAGAGCCCAGTCGTCTCTCATCTCAAGGACTTGATATGCATCAGTAACACCTTCACCAGTTAGATCAGGCCATCCATATACATCGTAGACCTTAACAAACTGACCTAGGTTG